AGGCTCTGGTGGTTATAATGCTGTTAAAGGTGGTGGTGCAGGCGCGGGTGGTTTAATTTATTATCCAGAGTATCCTGTAACGCCTGGCGGCACAATTGCAGTATCAGTAGGTGTTGGTGGAGAAGGTGCTGGGTATCATCCCTCTTCGCCTGGTTCTGCACCTTACACTCCTACTGCAAGACCAGATGGTCGTGTAGGAACTGGTGAATATGGTGGTTACGAACATCCACAATATACTTACCCAGGCAGTCATACATATTATTCGCCTGGACAGACTGGAACTGATTCGTCTTTCGGGCCTCTTATAGGTGAAGGTGGAGGTGCTGGTGGTGGATATTTAACTGCTGGTTCACATCCATATATGGGTGGTGTAACTGGTGAAGCTTATCACGAGGGTGGAAGTGGTGGTGGTGCTGGTTCAGCTGGGCCTTCGTCATATATGGGGCCTGGTGGAGAAGGTAAACAAGATGAAAATCATCCAATTCCATTGACTCCACAAATTTTACCAGTAAATTCTATTGGAAGTTTTGGAAATGATGGTGGTATAAATCAACCAGATGCTACTAGTGAACAATCAACTGCTGGTGGCGGTGGCGCTGGTGGTGTTGGTGGAGATGGAGAAGCGACTATCGGTGGAGAAGGTGGTAATGGTTTACTTTATAATATTGCTGATGGTACTACATCTGTAGGTTATGCTGGTGGTGGTGCTGGTGCTGGTGTAGGTGAATTTCCAGAGGGCACTTCAGTACCTTTTGGTGGTGGAGATACAAATCCTACAAATGTAACACAACCAAATTGGTTTCCAGGCTTGCCTGGTGCTGTAAATAGTGGAGGTGGTGGTGCTGGTGCAAGAAATATTAATCCTTCCAGTCCTGCTGGTGGTGCATATGGTGGAGATGGTGGTCCAGGTATTGTTATTGTTAAAGAATTACAAGGTCAAATAAATAACACTTCTACAACTCTTATATCTGATACATTTACTGCAACAAGTGCACCTACAAAAGCTAGAATAGTGTTATTTGCTGCTCTTACTGACGATTTAAATACAGACATTTCAGCTTCTGCAACAAGAGATAATGTTACATTTAATGCAATCACTTTAACTGACGAGGGTTATGTAACTGGTTCTTCAGGTACAAAGATATATACTGGTAGTACACCTTTAACTGGTACTGCGAGTCCTCAAGTACAACTGAGGTGGAAAATAACAGGTGCAAACTTAACAAACTTAAACACGATACACGGTGTATCATTACAATGGGCGTAAAATGTCAAAAACAAGAATAATATCAGAAAATATAACAGATGGTAATCTTACTTCAACAGAATTTTCAGGTGGCTTAGGTGACGCAAATGTAATTAATAAAAATACTTTTAACTTAGGTCTACTTGGTTTTAAAATGGCTGTAACTGAAGGCCTTACAGTATTTAATTTAAAAGATGGTGTTATTGATGAGTTTAATGATGAAACAGGAATTGATACTACAGAAAACTCTTTTTCTTTATATGATTCAACTAGTGATTTTTATGGTAATCAAGGTTCATCAACTGGACCAGTTGTTGCACTTCTTAATACAAATAGTGTAACTTATGAGAGTCCTGGAATGGCAGAAATTAGTGGTATTACTTCACAGACAAATCCAGCTGATGGCACTGGTACTTTTGGTCAGATAGCAATTCCTGAAGGCACCACATCTATTGATGTTTTAGTAATGACTGGTGGTGGTGGCCAAGGAAAAGAATTTGGTGGACCTGGTGGTAATGTTCAGGCAACTATTAATTATCCTCAGATGGCTGGTGCTACTTGGGATTATGTTGTAGGTGAAGGTGGTGGAGGTGAGTCAGCTGACCCAGACCACGCTGGTACACATTGGGGAGGTTTCGGTGGTGGAGGTGGTGGCTTCTATGGTTCTGGTGGTGGATTCTCTGGTATTTTTGCTGGTGAGGCAGCATTTCAAGAAGGTGGAAGTTATGGTACTCCGGCACCTTACTTATCAGGTTCAGAACCAGCATTATTTTCTGACGAGGGGCCAGTATTTTCTGATACAGTTGCGCCATCAAGTGCACCTATAACTGTTTTGGCAGTTGGTGCCGGTGGGGGTGGTGGACAACCTAACTCTGCTGGTGGAGGCCGAGGTGGTGGTGGTGGATTTGATGCTGGTCAAGGTGGTGAACCAGGTGGTGCTCGTCCAGCTGGTGGTGGAGCTAATCAAGAAAACAATGGTTCAACTGGAGCACCAGCTCCAGTTACACATCCTAATTGGAATGTAGAATCGCCTAGTCCAACTGCAGTTCATTTTAGAGGTATGGGTTATTATTCACCATACCCTGCACCAATTAACTATGGTAGTGTGTTTGCTGGTGGTTCAGGTTATCACGGAGGTGGTGGTGGTCACGATTATCAAGGTAATACAAGTGGTAATGGGGGTGGAGCTGGATTTGCAAATCCAACATATGTTCCTGCACCTACAATAGAATATGCTTCTGCAGCACCAGCAACGGGTATAACTAATCCGCTTCCAGGGCAATCATTTTTTACAGGTTTACCTGCGCCCCAAAAAGGTCTAGTGCCTGCAACAATGGGTGATGCCACTGGTGAAAGTGTTACAACACCTGGAGTTGATGGTGGTATACTAATATCATATACTGCAACAGTAAATCCATTTAATGCAACTTCAACTTTAATATCTGATACATTTACGGCCACAACTACACCTTCAACTGCACGAATAGTTGTGTTTGCAGAAATAACAGATGATTTAAATACTGATGTGGTTGCATCGGCAACAAGAGATAACACAACATTTAATAATATAACATTAACTGACAACGGATTCTTGACAGGTTCAAGTGGTGCTAAAATATATACTGGTAGTACACCATTAACAGGTACTGCAAGTCCACAAGTAAGAATGAGATGGAAGCTTACAGGAACAAATCAAACTACAATTAATAAAATACACGGTGTAGCCCTTCAATGGGCTTAGTATATATATTATTATGAAGATATTTAAACAAAAATACAAAACTCCTACAAAAGAAGAATTTCCGCCAATCGTAACTTATCACGATAAAAAATATGGTGGTACAAAAGTTGACGAACAAGGTCGTTTCTATACTGTAGAAGATGAAACACAAAGACTATTTCGTTGGGAACGAATGATTCGCAAAAAAGAAAGAACTCAAGAACAAATGAAAACTTGGATTGCTATCAAAGAAGGTAAGTATCATAAAAAGAACTTTTATCTTAATGGTGGTAATAAACAACATTTTCATTGGGTTAAAATGCCAAAACCTAAAACTGGTGGTAAGTTATCTAGAAAATTAGATGGTGGATGGGTTGAAGAATATAAACCAGCTAGGTCTACACGATTACATAAATGGTTACAAGAAGCTAAAGAAGGCAAAGTGTTTAATGGTCAAAAACACAGAACAAAACAGTTTTTAATCAAACCAACATTAGATGATGTTGAACAAATTAAAAAACCACTTGACATAGAAAAATAATATGATATAATATTATAAATTTAAAGGTGAAAAATTATGAACGATTTTACTCAAGGTGTTGAAGTTGAAACAGTTGAAACACCACCAATTCCTAAAGAGAATCATATAGTAGAACCTGACAACAAAAATGTTGTACAGTTAAAAGGTAATAAAAATATTGTTTCTGTTTTAACATCACAGTTTTTAAATGAAAAAGAATGTGATGCTATAATGAAAGAATGTGTTAAAGAATTATGGTTAGATAATTCTATCAAAAAAATAAGAAAAGCAAATCAACAACAATTACCAATGAATGATAAGGGTTGGCCCTATCTTAAAATATTAGAAATAGTTAAACAAGCAAATGAACAAAATTTTAAATTAGATGTTGCTGGTTTCTTTCAAGCAGACAATCCTCAAATAGTTGAATATAAAAATAAATCATTTTATGATTGGCATATTGATATAGGAAACAATGCACCATTTCGTAAATTAACAGTTATCATACAATTATCCGATACTAAAGATTATGATGGTGGACATATTGAATTAATGAATATGAATACAGATAATAAATTATTTAGACAAAAAGGTCAAATAATTGTGTTTCCATCTTTTGTTCCTTGGCGTGTTACTAAAGTTACAAAAGGTGTAAGAAATTGTATTGAAGGTTGGATTCACGGTCCTAGTTACAAATAATGAATTTTGATAAAATGGCTACAGAAGTACCTTTAGCTTCTAGAGGTAAAGTTTTTACAGAAATGTGGTTTCCTACTGCATTTCATTATATTGATATTCCTGACTATCAAACTAATAATAAAAATTGGTTAAAACATATTTACAAATGGAGAGATGATGACAATCGAGGTATTGTTAGGTCTAACTCAAGAGGATGGCATAGTGCAGTAGATATGCATATGAGAGAAGAATATAAAGATTTAGGTATATTTGCTCTTCAAGTTGCTCAAAGAGTTCACGAAGTAATGAAACTAAATCCAGATACAGAACCAGTCATTGATAATATGTGGGCAAATGTTTCTCAATTCGGTGCTCACAATCGTAATCATACACATCCAGGTTCTCATTTAAGTTTTGTATATTATATGCAAGTACCAGAGAAAGGTGGACAAATATGGTTTACAGACCCAAGAGCTCAAGCAATTGCAGTACAATATCCCTATAAACCTTGGGCAAAAGATTGGCAAGAAATGAAACCTAGAGAATTTTTAAATGAAGTATATTGGAAACCTATTCCTGGTAGATTAATTATGTTTCCATCTTGGGCAACACACGAAGTAGAACCTAATTTATCAGAACTAAAAGGTAAAAAAGGGTTAAGAGTAAGTGTTTCTGGTAATGTAAGTTTTCGTTTTAAAAAAGGTGTTGAATTCAAAGAGGAGAGAGAGGGACACGATGCTAAAGGTATTTTAACTTTAGATGGCACTGCAGAAAATACTTAATGTCTTTTTATTATAAATATTGAGAGAAGGAATTATAATGGCAACTGAACTCAATGATTTTTTTAAACTATTATCTAGTGCAAAAAAAGTTAAAAAAGAAAAAATTGTAGAAGCTCCTAAAAAAGAGGTGGTTGATGATGTAAGTCTAAAAGACTTATTTAAAACTCTTGCAGAAGAAAAGAAAAAACAAAAACAAGAACATAAAATAAAATTTAAAGAAGAATCAGAAAAATTAAAACAACTTGAAAATTTATTATTTGATGATAAACAAAACGAACTAGAAAAAATAAAAGTTTCTGTTCAAGAAGCTAATGAATTATTATTAAAACAGCCTGAAGTTGAAATAAAAAAAGAAGAAATTAAAGAAGAGATAATAGAGAAAAAAGAATTACTAGTTGAACCAGTTAATAAAGAAAAAGAACATAAAGAAAAAATCAAAGAAGTTAAACAAGATGAAATATTAAAATCACTCTCTAAAATTTCACATAAAACAGGTATTGATTTAAGAGAAGAAAAAATTGTTGATTTAGATAGTTTAAAAAAAGAATTTATTCGCTTTAAAGATATTGTTTCTAAACAATTAGGTTCAATAGGTGGTGGTGGAATAGGTGATAGACCAAAAACAACTATACATAGTAGAGATATTATACCAGAAACAGATAACACATATAATTTAGGTTCAGCATCTAAAAAGTTTGCTGGTTTGTTTGTTTCGGGTGAAACGATTAATTTAGGTGATACAAAAATAAAAACATCATCTGGTGGTGGTTTAGCAATCACAGATGAAGATGATAAAATTCAAGAAGTTGCTGTGTTTCCTGCCACTACAAGAGGTGGTAAACCAGGTCAGATAGGTAGACGAACACCTTTCTTTTCTGCTGCAGGTGGATTAACGACAAAAAATACAGATTTCTTTTTTACTGCTAGTACACCAAACAAATTTGTTTATAGTGATACTAAAACATTCACTAAAGCAGATGGTTCATCAAATCCAGATTTTTCAACTGGTAGTGATGATGGAATACTTTTTAGGTTTTAAATATGGCGAATAAAACTCCAGTAAGAGCAGTCTTTAATGATAGTAATATTGCAACTGGATTGTCAGAGTTTCAATCTGGTGACACCATATCACACACTCACGGTGGTACCGGATTATCTTCATTAGGTTCTGCAGGTCAAGTAATAAAAGTTAATGATGCTGGAAATGCATTAGAATTTGGTACAGTAGCTGGTGGAGGTGGAGGTTCGCAGAATCTATTTTCAACTATTGCAGTATCTGGTCAATCAAATATAGCTGCAGATGGAACAACAGATACTTTGACACTTGCAGCTGGTTCTGGTATTACCTTAACTACAAATGCATCAACAGATACATTAACTGTTACTTCTTCAATCACACAATATGCAAATAGTGATGCTAGAGGTGCAATATCTGTAACAGACTCTGGTGGTGATGGTTCTTTATCTTATAATAATTCTACTGGTGTTTTAACTTATACTGGCCCAAGTGCAGCTGAAGTAAGAGCACATTTAAGTGCAGGTAGTGGTATAACACTTTCTTCTGGTGCAATTTCAATAGCAAATAGTGCAATCACAAATGCAATGTTAGCTGGTTCTATAGCAGCTAGTAAACTTTCTGGTAGTATCGGTAATTCTAAATTAAGTAATTCATCAATCACAATAGGTTCAGACTCAGTATCTCTTGGTGGTACACAAACAGATTTAAATGGTATAACATCTTTAGATGTTGATAATATTACAATAGATGGTAACTCTATTACTTCAACAGATACAAATGGTAATATTTCTATTACACCCAATGGTACTGGTAAAGTCATATTAGACGGATTAAGTTTTCCAACATCAGATGGTACAACTGGCCAAGTTCTAAGAACAGATGGTTCTGGTAATATTACTTTTGCAACTGTATCTGGTGGAAGTGGTGAAGCAAATCAAAATGCATTTAGTACAATCTCTGTTTCTGGTCAATCTGATATAGCTGCTGATAGTACAACAGATACTTTAACATTTGCAGCTGGTTCAAATATAACTTTGACAACTAATGCATCTAACGATACTGTAACAATAACATCAACTGCTTCGGGTAGTGTAAGTGAAGCATTTAAAACTATTTCTGTTTCTGGTCAAGATAATGTAGTAGCTGATGGTGCAACAGATACATTGACTATTGCAGCTGGTACTGGTATGACAGTAACCACTACAGCTGGAACAGATACATTAACATTTGCCACAACTGCAATTACAAGTGTTGCCGGCGACACATCACCTCAACTCGGTGGTGATTTAGATGTAAATGGTAATTCTATAGTTTCTACATCTAATGCAAATATACAAATAACACCAAACGGTACTGGTAAAGTTAGACTTGATGGTAATGTAGATATTCAATCTGGTGAAATCATACTTAAAAACTCTGGTTCGGTATCAAACATTAAATTATATTGTGAGTCTTCTAATGCACATTATACACAATTACAATCTGCAGCTCATTCTGCATACTCTGGTAACATAACTTTAACACTACCAACATCAACTGGTAACTTAATAGGAACTGGTGATAGTGGTACAGTTACAAATACAATGTTGGCTGGTAGTATTGCTGCTTCTAAACTTGCTGGTAGTATTGGTAATTCTAAATTAAGCAATTCATCTATAACAATCGGTAGTGATAGTATTTCTTTAGGTGGTACACAAACAGACTTAAATGGTATTACAAGTTTAGATGTAGATAACATAACCATAGATGGTAATGTGATAAGTTCAACAAATACTAATGGCGATATTACATTAACACCTAATGGAACTGGTAAAGTAATATTAAAAGGTATTACTTACCCAGCGTCTGACGGTACAAATGGTCAAGCAATAGTAACTGACGGTTCTGGTAATCTTTCATTTTCTACAATTTCTGGTGGTAGTGGTATAGCAAGTCTTGCAGCTGATTCTTCACCACAGTTAGGTGGTGATTTAGATGTTAATGGTAATTCAATAATTTCTGCATCTAACGGTAATATTTCTATAACACCAAATGGAAGTGGTAAAATAATATTAGATGGATTGAGTTTTCCTACATCAGATGGTAGTGCAAACCAGGTATTAAAAACTGATGGTTCTGGTCAACTATCATTTGTTAATCAATCAGGTGGTGGAACTGCTCCAACAGTTTCTAGTATTAGTCCTTCTATAGCTCTTCCAAGCACATCAACAGCAATTACAATTACAGGAACTGGATTCGTTTCTGTTCCGATAGTCAATGCTATCAATAGTTCAACTGGTGCAATAATTACACCTTCTGCTGTTACATTTACAAATGCAACGACTATAGTTGCAACATTTAATGAGTCTACCCAAGCAAGTTACTATATAAGAGTAGAAAATAATGATGGACTTGCCGTAAGAAGTAGTAGTGCATTACTTTCAATCTCACAGGCACCATCTTGGTCAACTAGTGCTGGTTCTCTGGGTACAATACTTGCTGGTGCAACCTTAAGTGGTATTTCAGTTTCAGGTTCATCTGATAGTACAGTTGCATATAGTGAAACAACAAGTGTGTTAACTTCTAATAGCAATACACCAAGTTCAACTATGAATTTAACTTTAAATAGTTCAACAGGTGCAATCACAGGTACAGCTCCAAATGTCTCTGCAAGCACCACATATAATTTTACAATAAGATTAACTGATGGAGAAAGCCAAACAGCCGATAGAGCATTTAGTTTAACAGTAACTGGTGGAATTGAACAAAGTGGTCAATTCATTCCATAGTATAGATAGGATTAAAAATGGCATTAACATACTTACACAGAACACCTTCTACAGCAGCAACTAATACTAAGAAAGCTACATTATCTTGGTGGACCAAAGTGACTGGAGTTTTAGATAGTGAACAAATAGTATTTTTTGGTAATGAAGCTTCTAATAGTTCAAGTAATCATAGAGTTTTGTTTATAAGACAAAATAATATTGACCAAGGAGGTGAAAATTTAAAAAACGGATTCCAAGTTCAATTTCAAAATTCAAGTGGCGCAGATGTTTCTACTACTGGCTGTCTTTGGTTAACAAATTTTAGATTGAACGACCCTACAGCTTGGTATCATATAGTTGTTGCAATTGACACAGCTCAAGCTACTGCATCCAACAGATTAAAAGTTTGGATTAACGGTAATAGAATAACAGATACGCATGGAACCTATAACTATTATCCATCTCAAAATTTAGATTTTTATCTATTCAATAATCAAAGTGGTGGTGGTGGTCCAAGAACTTATGTTAACTATGGTAAAAGTGGTGCTAATGGTAATTTAGGAGCGGGACAAATGCAGATGGCAGAAGTTCATGCAATAGATGGGTCTGTCTATGATGAAACTAAATTTGGTGAATTTTCTGATTCCTCTGGTACCTGGGTACCAAAAAGTGTAGAAAGCGTTTCTTATGGTAATAATGGTTTTTATTTAAAGTTTGCTGATGCCTCTAACATTGGATTAGACTCTTCAGGTAATAGCAATAATTTCACTGCATCAGGAACAGTTAAAAAAACTGTTGATACTCCCAATAATAACTTTGCAACATTTGATAGTACAACATTAAATGGACAATCTTGGGGACAAGAAATACTCAATAGTGGTAATAGTTTACAATCAACATCCACAAGCAATTGGGAAACCACTCCAATAAATCTTCCATTATCAAAAGGTAAATGGTATTTTGAAGTAAAAGTTGTAGGGTCAACAACATTAGCTTTTGTTGGTTTAGTTGATTATGTAGAGTATTCAAAAAATGCTTACAATACATCAAGATATATCGGTGATGCTTCTACCACTGCTAATAGAGCAATTGCATATTATACATCATCTGGAGGAGCAGGAAGAGTTTGGACAGGTGCAGGTGGTTATACAGAAACTAATATAGCTGGATTTGGTGATGGTGATATATTAATGATTGCAATTGATTTAGATAACAATAAATTTTATAGCGGAAAAAATGGAACCTGGAACGCTAGTGGTGACCCTACTAGTGGTGCAACCGGAACTGGTGCTACTAGTATTGCACAAAATACAGCAAGCACTAATTATCACGGTAAAGTTTTATATTCAATTGCAGGAGCTGCTAGAGTTCATTCATCTGGAACAGGTTTAGTACATTTTAATTTTGGTAATGGTAGATTTGGAAGTACTGCAGTATCTAGTGCAACCAATGATGCTTCTGGTTTTGGTACATTTGAATATACTGTTCCGTCTGGATATTATGCTATTTGCACAAAAAATGTAGATTTATACGGATAAATAATTACGGAGACATAAATGGCATATACAACGGTTGATGCACCACAAGCACATTTTAAAGTAAAAAAATATTCTGGAACTGGTAGTAATAGTAATGCGATTACATTTGATGAAACAGCTGTAAGTATGCAACCAGATGTTGTTTTAATTAAAAATCGTGGAAAAACTCAAGACAATGGGGGCACTTTTGTTTTGTATAGTATTTTTATTAACGCACAAACTGGTGGCACAAAAATATCTTCAGAAATTTATCCATCTCTTACAACTGCAGTTGCACATTATGCATCAGATGCAACAACTGGTGCCGTTAAATCTATGGACTCTAACGGATTTACACTTGATTCAGAAGGTGATAATACTAGACATAATCTAAATAATGATACCTATATGGCATGGTGTTGGAAATTTGGAGGAAACGCAACAGCAGACAATACTGCAACATCTGGTGCTATGACAGCTAATAGTATTTCTATTGACGGAACTTTACAATCATCTCATACCCCTAGTGCAAGTTTTACTGGTGGTTTAGAACACATTAAAAGAGTATCAGTAAATACTGTTGCTGGTTGTTGTTATATGAGAATAAGTGGTGCTACTGATGGTGATACATTTCCACATTTTTTAAATACTACTCCTACTATGGTTTGGAAAAAACCTGTAAGTGGTTCTGGAGCAGTAGAAGTTAGTTTAGTTGAAGCTAATGAAGATTCTTATTTTCACGGAAGTGGAACTGATGCAAGAGGTAAGAAAGATGACTTTGTTACTAACGGAAGTTTTACTGATGATGCAAGAAGTTATGATAACACAAGTTCTGTGATAGCAGCTGAAGACGATTGGACAGTAAATGGCACAGAAGATAATCATTTATGGATATGGTCAGAAACACCAGGATTCACAAGATTTAATCATTATGAGGGTAATGGTAACGCAGATGGACCTAAGGTTATGTGTGGTTTTAAGCCAGCTTTAGTAATAATTAAAAAAGTCGGTGCATCAACACCATTTGTTTTTTTTGATAATAAAAATAAAACAACTGACACCACTATTGAAAATCCAATAGATGATGTTATTGGCTTTGGATTAGATACTAATTCAAACGATAATAATACTTCTAGTAATAGAGTACATTTTCATAGTAATGGGTTTAAGATAGAAGCTTCTGGTGCAAATGTAAATACTGATGGTTCTAAATATTTTTTTATGGCATGGGCAGATGAGGTGATTGGTGGTTCAGCTGGATTTGCACCAACAGCAGTATAATGACACAATGTTAACATAATCCAATCCATTTTTATTATAAATAGTTATAAAAAGGATTAATTATGGCAGTTCCAAGTTCAAAAGCAACATTTAAAGAGTATTGTCTAAGGTCACTTGGTAAAGGTGTCATTGATATCAATGTATCTGATGACCAAGTTGATGATAGAGTAGATGAGGCCTTACAATATTTTGCAAAATATCATTATGATGGTGTAGAGAGAGTATATCTTAAACATCAACTAACAACTGAAGAAATTGCAAGAATGAGAACCAACGAAGCTGCTGTGACTGCCACAGATAAAGTTGATAATTCTATCACTGCAGATTTCCTTCAACAAGAAAATTATTTACCAATTCCAGACTCAGTTCTTTCTGTAATCAAAGTTTTTCCATTAACAGATAAACTCACAACAAATTTGTTTGATGTTCGTTATCAATTACGATTAAATGATTTATATGATTTTAGTTCAACATCAATTATACATTACGAAATGACAATGAGGCATTTAGATTTTTTAGACCATATATTAACTGGTGAGATGCCTATTGATTTTAAAGAACATCAAAATCGTTTATATATTCATACAGATATGGAAAAAGATTTTAACAATGGTGACTTTCTATTAATTGAATGTTATCGTAAAATAAATCCTGACACATATACTGACATTTATGACGATATGTATCTTAAAAGATATGCGACTGCATTAATTAAAAAACAATGGGGTGCAAATCTTTCAAAGTTTAATGGTGTTCAAATGTTAGGTGGTGTTACTATGAATGGTGAAACTATATATCAACAAGCACTTGATGAGATTAATAAGTTAGAAGAGGAAATAAAACTTGGATTTGAATTACCTGTAAATTATATGATTGGATAAGTTATGGCAGTAAACAAGTTTTTCCACGATAGCAATAAAACATCAATAGCTGCTGAAAGAAATCTCTATAAAGATTTAGTCAAAGAAGCAATACAAATCCACGGGCATGATGTCTATTATGTAAATAGAACTTTTGTCAACGAAGATACTTTGTTTGGTGAAGACAATTCATCAACATTTTCAGAATCACAACTTATAGAAATGTATATTGAAAATGCAGAAGGTGGTCTAGAGGGTGAAAAAGAATTAGTATCTAAATTTGGTTTAGATATAAAAGATGAAGTAACTTTTGTTGTAAGTAAAGAACGATTTCAAGATATTACTAAACAAGTTATACTAGAATCAGGTACTAGTGAAACCTTTGGTGCATTATTACTAGAAGATGGAACAACCATCTCTGAGAGTGCTTATCTTGTCAATGAAGACGAATCTACGGATGCAGATAGACCATTAGAGGGTGATTTGGTATATCATCCTATCGTTGGTAAGATGTTTGAAATTAGTTTTGTGGACCACGATGAGCCGTTCTTTCAATTAGATAACAATCCAGTTTATAAATTAAAATGTAGATTATTTGAATATGGTAGTGAGGCACTTGATACTGGTGTTACAGCAATTGACCAAATAGAAGCTGATAGTAGTTTAGATTTATTATCATATCAATTTACATTAGAACAGAGTGGAACATACACAGAAGAAATTGCACTTGAAGATGGTAATTTATTATTATTAGATAGAACAGATGGTGGTGGTTCTGATGCTGGTGATAATTTAATTTCAGAAACACAATTTGGTGCTACATCATTGATGCTTGAAAGTTCTGATATTTTCTATATTACAGTTAAAGATGAAACAGGTCTATTTGAAATAGATGAAGTAATCACATCAGCTGGTGGTGGACAAGCATATATTAAACAAATAAATAGTAACACTATACACTTTGAATATATAACTGGAAGGTTTGTAAAAGACGAAGTGATTACTGGTATAAACAATGCATTTACTGGTACAATAACCGAACTAAATGAAGAAAGTCATTATGTAATAAATGAAGACTTTAGTGTTGATACAATAGATGAGAAGGCACAAAACGAAGAGTTTGATAGACTAGACAACACAATACTTGACTTTACAGAGTCAAATCCATTTGGTGATGCTGGGAAGGAATCATAATGTTAGGACAACAATTTTATCACGAAACAATCAGAAAAATAATTGTTTCATTTGGAACAATATTTAATAACATTCAAGTTGTTAAAAAAAATAGTTCTGGAAATATTACACAATCAATGAAAGTTCCATTAGCTTATGGACCTAAACAAAAGTTTCTCACACGAATTAGAGAAGATGCTAGTTTGAACAAAGCAACTGCAATTACTTTACCTAGAATTGCTTTTGAAATACAAACATTATCATATGATACAACTAGAAAATTAAATCGTGTTACAAAAATAAGAAAGAAAAGTGCAAAAGGTGCTAGTAAATTAGATTCACAATATATGCCTGTACCTTATAATGTTGATTTACAATTATTTGTAATATCTAAAAGTGGTGATGATGCATTACAAATTATAGAACAAATATTACCTTTCTTTCAACCAGAATATACGATTACAGTAAGAGATAATTTAGATATGGAACAAAAAAGAGATGTTCCTATTGTATTAACTGGTATTGATTACGAAGATAATTATGAAGGTGATTTTACAGCAAGACGAGCAATCATCTATACATTATCTTTTACAGCAAAATTTTATTTGTATGGACCAGTTACTTCACAATCTGTTATCAAATCTGTGCAAGTTGACCAGTTTACAGATATGCCAGATAAATCACCTAAAAGAGAACAAAGATATACTGTCACACCAGACCCTGTCACGGCAGAGTTTGATGATAACTTTGGTTTTAATGAAACAACTGCATTCTTTACAGATGCAAAAGATTATAACCCAAGTACGGATAGTGACGAATAAATAAGAGTAGGAGAATACCGTGCCAATAAGAACAATATTAAGTAGAGCTATAAAAGATGGAACAATAGAAACAGCTGATATAAAATCTACTGGACTTGGTTCAGCTGCAATAGAAGACCAAGCTATTACACCTGCAAAGATTTCTCGTAGTGGTGGTAGTGCAGGATTAGTTTTAAAAATTAATGATGCCAATACTGGTATAGAGTTTGGTGAAGTGACAGGTGTTTCAACTGTATTATTAGATACAGCAGCAGATGCTGGTGATAATCTTTTACTTGATGGTACGGATGGTTCAAGTTCTAATGCTGGGTCAAAGGTTCTACACAATGATGTTCTAGATGCAACTGCTATTGGGGGTACTGGTGGTGGTGAGGATATTGCATTGGGTGTTGGTCAGACTTGGACTGAAGAAACTTCTAACCGAAGTAAAAATGTTGAATACACAAACTCAACTGGCCGTCCTATTTTTGTAATAGCAAGTCATAATATTCAAGCTGTTGCGTATTGTTCAGTTAAGATAGATGGTGCTGATGTTGCAAACAATTATGCTCGTTTTAGTAGTAGTAGTTGTGGGCCGTGTATTTCAGTTGTAGTGCCAGCAGGGTCAACTTATGAATATTATATGTATGGTTCTGTTTCAGAATGGTGGGAGTTAAAATAATGAAATATTTTAAAGATAAAAATGATAAGATTTATGCGTTTGAAGAAGATGGTTCTCAAGATAGTTATATCAAAGATGGTCTGACACAAATCACAAAAAAAGAATCAGAAGAAATTATAGCAAAAAAAGATGAAGAAGTTTTTTCTGCAATGTCTTATTCAGAAAAACGAGAATTAGAATATCCACCTTTCACCGATTATTTAGATGGTGTTGTTAAAGATGATAAGGAACAAATTGACTCTTATATCGCAGCCTGTAAAGCAGTAAAAGAAAAATATCCTAAGGGGTAATATGAGTAAAATGACACAAAAATTAGACCAAGAATTATTGGGTGCAACAACGATACCAGCTGTAGAATATAAAACTGTAAAAGAAAAAACAACTGTTGTGGAACAAAAAAAAGAAACTAACGAAAATGATTTTGAATACCAAAGACAAAATTTTTATCAGTTAGTTGAAAGAGGACAAGATGCAATAGATGGTATATTAGATTTAGCTAGAGAAAGTGAACATCCAAGAACATATGAGGTTGCTGGACAACTCATAAAAAATGTTGCAGATGTCACAGAGAAACTTGGTGATTTACATCTAAAGATGCAGAAATTAAAAGAAGTACCTGACAAAGGTCCAAAAAATGTAACTAATGCGTTGTTTGTAGGTTCTACTGCTGAATTACAAAGAATGTTAAAGAAGAATGACTAATGAGTACTACAAAAGTAAATCCACAAATGTTCACGCCTGGAACTCAAACTCCAAATTCGTCTTTAGAAAATAATGTTGTTACATCATCAAAAATAATAGACAACTCAATAATAAATGCAGATATAAGTCCATCTGCAGCCATTGGTAGAACTAAATTAAATTTACCAGGAAATGCTAATCAAGCCTTTGGTGGTGTTAGTGGTTTTACTGAAGTAGATTTAAGTGTTGTAGGTTCAAATGCATTTAATATTGGTTTACTTGGATTTAAAATGGCTGTAAATGAAGGCCTGACTAGATTTAATTTAGTTGACGGAGTTGTTGATGAATTTAATGACGAGAGTGGTATTGATACAGGTGAAAATACTAATGCACTTTATGACTCAAGTTCAGATTTCTATTCTAACTTAGATGGTCCTAATCCATTTCCTGGGCCTACTGCACCTAGACAATCATTTACAACTGTAGGACCAGCAACTTATAGTGTGCCTGCATTAACAACATCTGTTGATGTATTAGTTGTTGGTGGCGGTGGTG